TCGAAAACCCTGTTGTAAAAACAGGTAAAAATACATTTATGGTAAATCTTAAATGTAATACATGTGACAAAACAGAAATTTATTTGATGTATGGTGATAAAGAACTATTTTTAAATGGAAAACTTAATATTAACACTTTACGTGAAATTGTTGAAGAAGATGATTACATGATAGATTGTAGGGGTGGTTGTAATGATGAATTACATCATATTAAATTTAATGGTAATGTATATTCAGCATATGACATATTATCTGTTATTATAAATGAATATGATAACAATTGTATTACTATTGAACCAAAAAATTATTATTTTACTGTTCAAGTTCCACCTAAAGGTGGTAATCAAGATATGGAACCATCAGCAATCTGTTTAGTAAGTGTAGATTTTTTCAATAAAAATGGTTGTATGGATGACCAAATGGGTTCACATAGTTTATCATCTAATATTCTTAAAGCATTAAAAGATGCTGGTATTTTTTCAGAATGTGAATTAATGGAAGGTGTATGGGAAGTTACAAATGCAACTACTAAAACGAAACAAGAAATTATTGACAGCATGACAAAACAAGGATTTATTTACAATAAAAATATAGCACAATAATGGGTGATTGTTATTATCATGGTTCATATGATGGACATGGATGTAGATATTGTAGTGGTGAATTAAGCGAAGAAAGACCATATGTTCCTATAAGTGATTTAATCACTGAAATGAATAAGATAGAAGGTAAAAGGTTTTACGATTTGATAAATTATAGTAGTTTAAGTGGTGAAATGCTTTTTAAAGTAGTTAAGCAAATATGTATAATAGCTAAAAGTGATCCTTATTTTAAACGTGCAAGTTCTTTTGAAGTTTTTTTATCTAAAGAAAATGATGCATGGATATGGTATAAATATGGTATTGAAACAACATATGATAACTTACATAATATTGAATTATTTATTAAAAAATATAAATTAGATGAAGAACAACAAATGGTATAAAATAGTAGGTATGATTTTAGGTGTAGTTTTAGTAATATTTTTTATTTATAAACTTGTTACTTACAAAGAACAACCTTTTAAAAAGGTTAAGTATAACACTGAAAGATTGATTTTAAATTTTACTGATGAAGCATATTTAGATACAATTGTTCATATTGGATTGGATAGTTTAAATATTGGTACAAATACACTGATAATTATAAAACCATTAAGTAGTGTAAAAAATGTAGTTTTTCAAAATGATATGGAATTACACGCATTTATTGTTGGTGGAATTAACCAATATATTATTTATATTTATGAAGCAAATAGAAGTAATAGTATTACCACATTATCACATGAATTAATACATTTAAAGCAGTATTATGATAATAGATTAATAGTAAAATATAATGATGTAACATGGGAAGGTAATTCTATTAATATTGATGATTATGAATATATAAAAAGACCTTGGGAAATAGAAGCATTTAATAAACAAGATGAATTAGAAAAAAGAATTAAAAGTTCTTTATATAAATAAACTTTCATAAAAATAAATACAATGTATAATAACACATTCAGGGATTTAGATTTATCTAAAATAAAACTGACATTGAAGATTGAAATAGAAGATACTGATACCGTAAATATAAAAGTTGTTTTTGTTAAACACGAATGTTTAAATAAACCGAATTATGGTATTTTAAGGGATTATGGTATAGATTTTACTGTTTGGACTTCTTCTTCATTCTTATTTGATGAACGACAACTTAGATTACCAGATGGAAAAAATATAAATTCGGTATTAAACACTTCTTTTAAATTTAAAAATGAAATTGAAAGAAAGGATACTTTGAAGAAATTATACACTACACTTCATAAATGGTCGAATAAAAATTCGGAATATAAAGAAAAAGGTGAAGTTGTTTTGGATGAAGAATATTGGTATGTACTTTAAATAATTAAAAATATGAATAACTTAAATTTAAGTAAGATAATAAAGATGTTGGGTTTAGTATCATTTTCTTTATTTATGATTTCCGTTTCAATGTGTATGATAGGTGCTTTCTATGCGATACCAATAACATCATTATATGCTGTTATTTTCAAAATTATTATAACATCATGTGTTATGATTACATCATTTACTTTAATATTATTAATGTTTAAATTATTAAAAATATATGGAAACAATTAAATTAAAAAATTCTATCAAAAAATTACAAGACAAACGCAAAGATATAAATAATAGTTTATTAACAAATAAGGATAGAAAAGAACAGTTATTAAATATAAAGGAAAAAATATCTATTTTAGAAAATAAACTTAATAATATTACACATTTCAAAGAAATTAATAAAGCTAAAAATATGATAAATACTTTTGGTGGATGCTGTTTTTCTTGGTGGGATTCACCATTGAATAAATTTAGAATAATGTTATCACATGGTGAATCAGAAAATATAAAAATAGAAGTTTCCGATAAAAAAACATGGTCATCAAAAAGTTCATTTTATAGTTTTAATAATAAAGTAGAATATGAAAAAGCAAAAGAAATTTTAGCAAACTTAATGATAGATTGTGTTACTAACGAAAAATAAAAATATGTTTGAAGAAATAGAAAAAGCAATAAAAACACTTGAAATAAAAGAGAAACGATTAGATAAATTACATATTATCGTTTCTGTTTTACAACTGATTGCAGTAATAATAATTTGTGGTGCTGGTATGTATATGACTTCTAATAATATATATTTAGAACAACTTTATTTGGTACCAATATATTTAGTAATAATTATACCTATAATTATTTGGTATCATAAACAATGTAATAAAATAATTAAAGAATAATATGGAAGAATTAATAGAAGAATTAAATAAAAATGGTGTCAGTGGTTATGAATTATTGACATGGTTGAAAAGTGAATCAGTTTGGACTTGTTTAAGACATGGTATAAAATCACCATCAAGTACAGGTGTAGATGAATGTGATGATTCATATTATCAAGATTTGTATGAATTTATAACTGTTTTAAACAAATAATAAATGAAAAAAAATATGAAAATTAAAGTACACTTGCTTAGTCAATCACAACCAATCGTATATGATAATGTAAAAAATGCATATACAAAAGATGGTATGTACTGTATCTACAAAGAAGATAATACAGTTGATAAATTTCCAATGGTTAATATTTTTAGAGTAACAGAAACATATTAATATGAAGTGGGAAAAAACAACAGTAATTAATAAGAATGGTGAAAGTGTAGATGCACAATCACCCGTTATTATATCTGCAAGTAGAGCAACTGATATACCTGCATTCTATTCTGATTGGATGATAGCAAGATTAAACGAAGGACATATTAAATGGGTAAATCCTTTTAATAATAAACCATTATATGTATCATTTGATAAAACAAGACTTATTGTATTTTGGACAAAAAACCCAAAACCAATGTTCAAACATTTGGATTATTTAGATTCGTTAGGAATTAATTATTATTTTCAGTATACATTGAATGATTATGATGATGAAAAACTTGAACCAAATGTTCCATCTACACAATCACGTATAGATACTTTTATAAAGTTATCGGAAAGAATAGGTAAGGAAAAAGTTATATGGAGATATGATCCATTGATACTTACGGATAAAATAAGTGTAGAAGACTTATTAAGAAAGATTGAAAATATTGGTAATCAATTAGTTAATCACACGAATAAATTAGTATTTAGCTTTGCTGATATTAAAAATTACAAGCGTGTTCAAAGTAATCTAAAGAAAAGTTCAATAAACTTTGTAGATTTTGATGATGATACAATGAATCAATTTGCAGAAGGTCTTCAACAATTAAATACAAAGTGGGGATTTGAAATTGGTACATGTGCAGAAAAGATTCCACTTGAAAAATATGGTATAGTTCATAATAAATGTATTGATGATGATTTAATTATTGACCTATTTAAATATGATGTTGAATTAATGGATTTCTTAGGTGTGAAAATAATTTCAACAAATTCGTGTAAAGAAGATATAATAAAGAAAACTAAAACTAATAAGGACAACGGACAACGTGAATTATGCGGTTGTATTATGAGTAAAGATATTGGTGAATATAATACATGTCCACATTGTTGTGAATATTGTTATGCAAATTCTTCAAAAGAAGAAGCATTAAGAAATTATAGAACACATAAAGAAAATCCAAATAGTGAAACAATTAAATAAATAATTATGAAATACTTAAAAAAAATGATTGAAAAACTGAAAACTTATTTCGATGATAATTTTTTAATGACAATTGCGATAATCAGTATTACAATATCATTTACATTAGAAGTTTTAAAAAAATTAAATATAATTAATTTATCGCATTGGTGGTGTTTACTACCAGTAATAACAGTATCTGCTGTTTGTTTAGGTGTAGTAGGAATAATGTTTATATTATTTTATGCTGCATGGAAAGCTAATGAAAAAGGTTTAAAAGAAAATAAAAATAAATAAAATGAAAATAACAAATAAACACATATTATTTTGGAATGGTATATTTTCAAATTTTGAACATTGTCATATTGATAATGAATATGGTGAATTTTATACATCAGAACAATATTTTATGTATCGTAAAGCACTATTTTTTAAATGTGATGATATTGCAGAACTGATATACAACGAAATGAAACCAGGTAAGTGTAAAGAACATGGTAGAAAAATACCAAATTTTAATGCTTCTAAATGGTCAAAAGTCAGTGAAAGTATTATGGAAGATGCAGTGTATTGTAAATTTAGTCAAAATAGGGAGCTATATGATGAATTAATAAGTCCAAAATATGATGGTAAAAAATTCGTGGAAGCATCACCTTTTGATGACATTTGGGGTATAAAACTTGCAGAAGAAAATCCCGATGCTGATGATGAAACAAAATGGAGGGGATTAAACCTTTTAGGTAAAGTTATTGATAAAGTAAGATTAAAATTATTAAACCAATAAGTATGATAGAAATTGAAGAAATGAAAGTTAAAGATGGTGTTGTATCTATCTTAGATTCGGATGGATTAATTACAATTCAAATGGAAAAGAAATATGTTGAAGAAATTATGAATTTCTTTAATACTTATGTTCAAGGTAAATTACATGCAACTTCTGATTTTTATATTGATAACGAAAGTTTAATGTTGAATTTAATTAATTTTGATGATACGTTTGATCTAATCGGTAGAATTTATGGTAATAATGACCATACAGGAAGTTATTGTCACGACTTTGAAATGGAAGATTGTGATATTGAAACATGGGATAAAATTTATACATTTATAAAAGAAAATTAATATATGTTTTACGTTGTACAAGAAAATACCTTTAGGGAAGAAAATTATTATATATTAATAGATACATTTGAAAGAATGGGATTACCGTATGAAATTGTTAAAGTTCTTCCATTCGTGGAAGAATTTGAATTTAATACCGATAGAAAAGATATATTCTGTTTTGGTTCTGTGAAAATGTCAAGACTTGGAAAGAAATATAATTGGTTTCCTGGATCCTTATTGAATGATAACCATGATTATTTAGTTTATAGTAAATACTATAAAGAAAATCTATTAAATTATGATTCAGTTATTCAAAAATTCGGTGATAAAATAGATAGGACAGAAATATTCTTTGCAAGACCTGTATTAGATAATAAGACATTTACTGGTAAAGTATTTGATATGTATGAATGGATAGACTTTAGAAATTCATTTTTAGATAGTGAATATGAAACTACCTTAACTAAAGATACACTAATACAAGTTAGTTCAGTTAAACAACTTGTAAAGGAATTTAGATTTTGGGTTGTTGGTGGTGAAGTTGTAACAGGAAGTCTTTATAAATTAGGTACGTGGTCACATACAAGTGAAATAGTTGATGATGGTGCATTAGAATTTTGTAAAGAAATGGTGAAGATTTATCAATTAGCAGATGCTTTTGTAATGGATATATGCGAAGTCATCATTAACCAAGTACCTGAATATAAGATTGTTGAACTTGGCTGCTGTAATAGTGCTGGTTTTTATAAAGCAAATATGCCAAAATTAATTAACGCACTTGAATTAAAATTTAATATTTAAGATATATTTCTGATGTTGTTAATTTTGTTAATAACATCAGAAATTCCTTTTTCAATATCTTTTAAAAAATCTTTTTGAATTATTCTTATAAAGTAACAATCTATTATACTTTTAATATAAGATTCCCTATTTTCATCATACAGTTTTTTATATTTATGTCCTATTTCATCCCATTCAATACAAATATTATATTCTTGAATATAACCATCTATCCAATATTTTTTAATTTTCTTTTCACCACCATTTAATGCGTGTTGAATTGGTAAATTTAATCTTTCTGATATAATATCTAAAAAAATAATAGAATTAGGATTATATTTTGGTACTTTACTTTTCCAAATTTCACCATATTTTTCAATTTGCGTTTCTGTTATTTTATTCATTATCTCTTTATTTTGCGTATGATGTTCGAATCCATATTTTAATTTATTGGTTTCTTTTATTTTAATTTTTATTTCACTATTTTGGAAAACATTTTCAACAGTATATTTATTTAAACATGTCTGTTTTTGTTTATTTTTTATATCAATATTTTGAAAAACGTTTTCAACACCATATTTTTTCAAATTAGTAGTTTTAACCTTCGTTAAAATAGTATCCTTTTTTAAATTATCAAAACTATTATGTGAATTTTTTATTTTATTTTTTACTTTATCTGATTGTGATGCTCTTTCAAATCCATATTTTTCTAAATTTGTATTATTTATTTTATCCATTATAATAGATGACTGTAATGGTGATTCTACACCATAATTTAATAAACATGTTTTCTTTGATTTTTCGTGTGAACATTTTTGTGAACACGTATAATATTCACCATTTGATATACTGTTATTATATTCACGGTATGATAAATATTTTTCTTTATCGCAAACATCACATTTCACCTTTATTTTAAAATTAGAGTTTGGATTTAAATCTTCAACCTTTATTATGAATACTTCATACATTTTTGTAAATGTATAACCTTTATCAACATAATATATCTTATTATTTGAATTCCATTTCATTATAATTTCAGTGTCTAATATCATTTTATTTCTTTGTTTTTATCTTTTAATAATAGTTGTATTAAATAATCTGTCATAGATAGATAATTATCTTTAGATTTTGATTTTAAATATTCATGTAATTCTATTGGACATCTAAAATTCATTAGCGTGTAATCTATACCTTCTTTCATTTTCATACTATATACTTTCTTTATAGTATATATAAAATAAAAATAGTCAAAAACAAACTTTTTATAAATATTATAATATAATTAATATGGAAAATAAACATCGTACATATAGTAATTGGTACTTCACAATACAATATATTAATGAAAGAAAAAATGACCATTGGTTCAGTCCATTAGATATTAAATCTTATTGTAATTATACAAATAGTATAAATGTGTATATTACTTATCTACATAAATATGGTTATATTACACGTGTTGATCATGGTTACTATGTAAGAAGAATTAATATACCAGAATCATTAACAATAAAAAGATTAAAGGATATAATATATCATCCTTTATTTGAACGGATTAGGAAAATAGAACAAATAAAATCTATTATAATAGAAAATAATGTAAAAATAATGTAATAATTATTTGGTAAATTGAAAACTTTTTACTACATTTGTACTATAATTAAAAACATCATTTTTATAATATATTTAAAAATAAATTATAAAATAAATGTAAAAATATTTGGATATATCAAAAAAATATATTATCTTTGTTTACAGTTTTTAGTATTAACCCTTAACAAAAAAAAATGGACAAGAATTTATTGGATTTTTACAATGAGTATGTAGAAAATGGATCAAACATCCACGAACATGCTACGAAGAATGGTCTAACAAACACTGAATGTTTTATGTTGATTAAAATTGGTCAACGTTTAGCAGGTGTTTAATTGAAAGAACTAAAATATAAAGAAGATTACGGTGGTAAAGGACCGTATTGCACATAGGGTTGGTATACCTGAATAGTTCAAATGAGAACATCTTTATATTGGTTTTAAATTATTTTAAAAAAAAGTGCAAAAAAGTTTGCATATTCCAAATATTTGTATTACCTTTGTACCATAATTAATAAGAATACCACTAAAATGGAAAAAAGTGACTATTTTTTTTAAATATATACAAGAAAGAATAAACTTTTTAAATTAAACAGTATATAATAAATATAAACAAAAACAAATTAAAAACATCTTCAATGAAAACAAGTTCATACATATCAACAATAAATAATGAAAGTTCTAATTATGATTATAGCATAATTGGGTTTAGAATGTGTGTCTTTGGATAACAAAAGATATAATATACAAAAACCCAATTTCAAACGAAATTGGGTTTTTTGTTTTTAAATAAATTAAAAAATGGATTGGTAGCTCAGAGGCAGAGCAGTTGACTGTTAATCATCAGGTCGGGATTTCGAAATTCCCTCAATCCGCAATAAATAAAATGGTGTATTAGTTCAGTGGACAACGTTGAAAATAATAGAATACTTGCAGGGGCAAGTGAGATAGGGTTCGATTCCCGACTACACCGCAAAAGAAAGTTCTTTGACATGATGTAAAAATAAAAATAAAAAAGGGATAGCGGTCAGGGTTACTCAGAATGTCTGTAAAACATAACTGCGAGGGTTTCGATTACCCCCTATCCCACAAGATATTAACGTTGCTTATCATAAGATAGGATGGTCGTTTAACAAGTGGTTCGAATCCACTTATATCTACTGATATGGGAATATCGTATAGTGGCAATTACAACTGACTGTAAATCAGTTCTCTTTGAGTTCGGGGGTTCGAGTCCCTCTATTCCCACCAAAATTATTAAGTGTTTTGAACTGATGTTATATTTATATAAAGTAGGGGATGCAGTTATAATTTTAAAAATGGTTCTATGGTTGAATGGTCACAATACCACCCTGTCACGGTGTGTGGTGCGGGTTCGAATCCCGTTAGAACCGCCCTTCTATTATTTATTGTAAGTAGTTTAATCCACGAAGGAAAAAAGAATGCCTGCGTAGTCAGGTGGGAAAATCGTAATTGTGGTAATCGGTTTATTACAAGAAATAATAAAATATAATGGGTGTTTACCAAAGTGAACAACTGGGGTTGGCTGTAAACCAACTGTCTTCGGACTTCGGTGGTTTGAATCCATCAATACCCACAATAAATTCGGTGCTGGCGCATAACGGCTGGTGTACCTGACTGTCACTCAGGCTTCGTAAGAAGATTAGGGGGTTCGATTCCCCTCAGTACCGCTAATAGGGTTGCGACTATTCAACGCAAGTTAATGGAAAGTTAAGCAGTCAATTGGAATGGCGACCAGTCTTGAAAACTGGGTTTCGTTTAATCGGATGGGGGTCGGGTCCTCAGCTTTCCGCAAAAAAAATGGATTATAGGTCAAATGGTTAAGATGTCACCCTGTCACGGTGTACGGAGCGGGTTCGAATCCCGTATAGTCCGCATTTAATATAAAAATTAAATACAAAAATTGGGCGAATAGCTATAATGGTTAGAGCGGTGGCCTGTTAAGCCAATGGTTGTAGGTTCGAATCCTACTTCGCCCGCAAATAAAAATATATCGTGGAATAGAGAAGTGGTCTATCTCGCTGGTCTCATAAGCCAGTCCGTCCGAAAGATGGCAAGGGTTCGAATCCCTTTTCCGCAACAATTAAAAATGCTTAGTTCGTATAGTGGTCGATTACACTGGCTTTGTAACCCAGAAACGAAAGTTCTCGTCAGTTCGAATCTGACACTAAGCTCAAATATATTGGGATGTATCCCCTCAGTCTTATACACCGTAGAAAGGGTAACTGGTCACATGTGGGTTCAACCCCCATCATCCCAACAATATAAATGTACAATTGGCCGAATGGTTATGGCAGCAGACTGTTAATCTGCCGAAGAGAAATCTCACTTGCAGGTTCGAATCCTGTGTTGTACGCAAAAAGTTTTTATTTTAACACAATAATGTTTGGTAGTATGAATTATTTGTATTATCTTTGTATCGAAATCAAAAACAAACATGGTGCTATCGTCTAAGTCTGGAATAGGACACCAACCTTTCAAGTTGGGTAATGCGGATTCGAACTCCGTTGGCACTACAAAATAAAAATAAAAAAAGTTTTATTTTTTAACATTAAAAGTTTTGGTAATTCAATTATTTGTATTATCTTTGTATCGAAATTAAAAACAACATGGACCAATCGTCTAACGGATTACATATTTCAAATATATGTAAGGACATAGCAACTTTCGGGTGCTAAAAATTGTAAAAGCTATATGGGGGTTCGAATCCTTCTTGGTCTACTAATAAAACAACATGGTCTGTTCGTCTAACGGATATTACTATTTGATTCAAATTCAAATAGAGGACATAGCAATCTTCGGATGATAAAAATTGTAAAAGCTATATGGTGGTTCGAATCCATTACAGACTACTTTTTAAAGAGATATTTGAAATAATAAACACGGTCCAATCGTCTAACGGATAATACTATTTGATTCAAATTCAAATAGAGGACATAGCAACCTTCGGGTGATAAAAATTGTAAAAGCTATATGGGGGTTCGAATCCCTTTTGGACTACAAAAGTAAGATTGAAGCAAACAGACAAAGTATAGACCACGATAACAGACACAGTTAAAGTTATTGAGGTAAATATACGACAAAAAGATATTGTCAATCACATGCAGATGGTTAGTTTGTTAAATGCAATATTATAGTATAATGAAGAATGGTCGAAAGACCCATAAAAACTATAATGTTATTCCACTGCAAGGACTTACTTTGAATCATATGCAGCATTCGTCTATCGGTTAGGACGACAGGTTTTCAACCTGTAAAGAGGGGTTCAACTCCCCTATGCTGTACAAATAAAATATAGCGGGGTGGAGCAGTGGTAGCTCGTTAGGCTCATAACCTAAAGGTCGTTGGTTCGAATCTGACCCCCGCAACAAGTATAACAATAGTGTTATATTTAATAAAAACAATCAAAAAAATTATGAAGAAATTTAATTAGGTTTATTCATTAAGTAGAGGTTCACCTTTATTATTTTTTTTAACAGCTAATAATTAATAATTACTAACAAATAAAAAAAATAATAAAAATATGAAAACTTTAATAAAAAATGAAATAAACAAACTTGCAGAGAATCAGAAGATTCTTAGAAATCAACGAAAAACTGTTCACATTATAGGTGAACGTAGTATTGAACCTTGGAAAGCAACTTATTTGCATCAAGAAAACCGTCACCAATTAAGATTGTTGTATGCAGCTTATCACGTGTTAAGAGGAAGAGACCTTAGTACATTTGAAACAAAAGTGAAAGAAAACAATTGGAAAATTACAACGTACCAACGTGAAATTGACAAATTAATTGAAAAATACGGTGAACGTGAAGAAGAAGTTGTTTGTGCTGATTAATAATGAATTGGAAACAGTTTATGGTGCTGTACAAGCAGGACATGGTGTAGCACAATGGTTGATTGATAATAAGGATACACAGAATTGGAATAACCAATATCTAATTTATCTTTCAGCAGATATTGAAAAATGGATTTTTAAATTAAATCTTAAAGACATAAAATTTTCAGTATTTTAGGAACCTGATTTAGATAATATTGTAACTTCGATTGTAATTGAAGGAAATGATTCTCTATTTCGTAATTTAAAACTTTGGGGTGCAGTTTAAGCACCCCTTTATTGTCCTCTTCGTCTAACTGGAAAGTCAGCGATCTCTAACATCGTTAATTTGGGTTCGAACCCCAAGGAGGGCACAAATAGTGAAGTATTGTTGATGTGACGGAAATAGACGTTAATCAGATGAAGGAGAGTCCATTGTGGCAGTAAAGTTAGTGGGGTGATGTGAATATATAAGAAAGGATATATTTGTAAACAAACCCGCTATCGGGAGCGGTGGAGGTTCGGGTGAAAGTCCGACACTAACCTAAAACGAGGCACTCAGTATGGAATGATAAAGGGGTTGCAAACCTGATTGAAATGAAGTAAAGCTGCGCCTATCCTCATCATTGTAGGTATTAAATCCTACCGCAACAATATGACACTAAAATATTTAAGATTTAATAATTATTATCACTAAGCAGTGATGCGTAATGGGGGAGTGTTATCCCAGTTGGTGGAAAAAAGGTAGTGTCTTCCATCGAATGCAATTATCTATGGTTTTTTATTATATCTTATTAAACTTTCGTGGGGGAGTTGAAATGGAAAGATTTTCGATATTCTTTGTTAAACAGACGTGGTTAACGATAAAAGAATAAAACTTTATTTTATATGAAATAATCAAGTTGTATCGGTGTACAACAATATAATGTATATTATTTCAGAAGTTTAATAAATAGAAAATCAACAATGGTAGCAGTCATACGCTTCTGATAATAGGTTCGATTCCTATACCCGCAACAAAATTATTTCATAGTGTAATGGTAGCACTTACGGTAAACAAACCGTAAAATACTTCAAATAATATGAAGTATTTCAGGATCGAACCCTGATGAAATAACAACGGTAGGTAGGGTGTATTATCCCTTGAAATTGATGTGAGACTGCAAAGACCCTTTAAGAAAGGGTGGTGAATGGTTATAACTAACCTACGGTATTACTCGGAATATGTAATCGTTTATTTTTGTACGAAAACAAAATTTTAATAAAATATTTAATATATAGATTTGTATAGTTACGTGCTATCATTTCATTATTGGGTGAATGTTAGAAGGTTTTGAAAACGTCAAAATCTTCTAACATTTTTTTAATAAATATATAAACAAACATGTTAAGAAGTACTATAATAAATAAAAACAATATTATGGATAAATTAGACTTATATACATTAAAAGAAGTTAAGCAAGCATTAGATTCTTATAGTGACCACAGCTCTACATGTTTAGGATATAAATATATATGTGGTAAGATTAAAGAATTAGAAGTTGAGAACGAAACTGTTTTTGATTTTGAAGATGAAGCAGAAGTTTTAATTGAAGTATTAAACGAACACAGAACATAAAATGGAAAAATTATTATGGTTAGATGATATGCGGGATCCGTATACAAGAACATGGGTGGAAGATTTTTCACCCATTGGTTTTAATGTGGATATAAATTGGGTAAAGAATTATTCTGAATTCATTGAATGGATTGAAATTAACGGATTACCTGATGCAATATGTTTTGATCACGATTTGGGTATTGGAAATACTGGTTATGATTGTGCAAAATGGTTAGTTGATTTTTGTATGGATAACCATTTTAAATTACCTATATATAATATACAAAGTTCTAATGGTGTTGGAATAGAAAATATTGATATGTTATTTAAGAATTACATTAAATATGTTGAAAATATATAAAAAAAATATAAATTATGAATTACATATTATTATTGTATTTAATGAATATTGTATTTTATTCTTATGTAATAGGGATAACTTATAAATATGGTGTTCAGACATCAATTTCTGAAAGTTATTATAAATTACCAAGAAATTTACAATGGTTATTTACAATTGCAACGTGGTCCTATGCAATACCTGCAATTATAATAGGTGTTCCATATTCAGGATTAGCATTTTTAGCAGGTGCTGGTATAATGTTTGTAGGTGCATCACCTGCATTTCATGATGATGGTCCAAGTGGTACTAATCAAGAACATTTAGTTCATATGATAGGTGCAATTATTGGAATAACAGCAGCACAAGTATTTATATGTTTTATTCTTGGACAATGGTGGAATACATTATCATTTGTTGGGTTATCGGGATTAACATTTTTAATACCATCAATGAATAAAAATGTTACATGGTGGGTAGAAATATATGCATTCATAAGTATGACCATTGCTTATTCATTACTTTTATTTTAAAATATTTTGTAGTTTAAAAAATTTATAGTATCTTTGTAAAAATAAATAATAATATGGAAAATATAAAAAGAAAAATTAATAAGGTAAAAACTTATATTACAGACTATTTAAAAGATGAACTTAATAAATTCACTGAATATATTAAGAACTTTGAACATGCTGATTTGTTACCGTTGTTATTGAAGGTAAGTAAATGGACAACCATTATATTGATTATTTTAAAAATACTTGGTATAATTTCTATAAGTTTATTATCATGTTTTTTACCAATTTTCGTTGGATTAATAATATTAGTTTTAATAGTTTTTAGTGAATTAGGTTAATGGGTAAAAAAAATTTTAAAATAAAGTTAGAAACTTTAGAACAAATATATTGGTTTTTATCAAAAAGAAAAGTATTTAATTTCGATGGAAAATTCGATGAAGTAATAGAATTTGATAGGAATGGGTTAAATGGTGTAGAAGCATTTTATAATGTTGATGCAAATGGTAAAAAAGAAATAATACCAACAAGACATCCTAATATTTACACTACTTTAATGAAAGTTAAAAGTTCATGTAATTTAAATATTAAAATGTATGCAGAAGATAGAGCATCAGGTGTATTACCAAAAATGCTATTTGATGAACTTTGTGTAGAATTAGGATTACCCGAATGGTTTATAAAAGCAGTTGAACAACAGAAATTTAAATATTACGACAAGATAGATTTACCAGGATGGTTTATAAAAGTTATAAAAGTAGAAGAAGAATCTATTAAAAAAATGAAAAAATGAAAAAAGATAGTCAAATAATTGTTTCCGAAAAAATGTTTTCAAGTTATTCTAATGAAGAACAACTATTAATTAAAAGAATTCAAGCAAAAGATTTAATAAAACAAATCGAAGATATTGAAGATTATGATAACTTAGGTGAAGAAACACATAAACAGTTAATGATATATATGTTTTTATTTAGTAATCCAAGTGCATCATTTCTTAATAATGATAATATAGAATACACCGTTGTAGGTAATGAAGTTATTGAAAAGGTTTATACTGTTAAAAAAGAAGAAGGAATAGTAGAACCAACACTTCCCGATTATATTTTTGAAAGAACAGAATATAAAAGAGAAGTTTTAGTAGAAGGAAGTATTGGGTTTGTTATAGATTATAAAGAATATATTAATAGTAAAACATATTATGATTATTCAGAAGATAGTTATGAAAGAAAAAATTGGAGAACTCTTGAATATAATTGGAAAAATTACGTAAAAGAAATAAATAGATGATAAAATATGTTTTTTTAGATGTTGATGGTGTAATATCCACATACGATGAATCAATGTATTCAACAAAGGATTATTGGATAGAACACCCTTGGGCAAAAAGATTAAACATTATGCATGGTTTTAATACTGAATGTGTAAAAATATATAATGAAATCATATTAGAAACAGGATGTAAGACAATATTATCATCAGATTGGAAAAGACATGGAAGAACACTATCTGATTTAGATGAAATATTTAAACAAAATGGTGTGGTTGAATCACCAATAGATGTTACACCCGATTACAGGGATAATTATAGTAACCTTGAATATGGACGTTCAATTGAAATAATTCATTATATAGCAGAAAATCATATAAATGTAGATGATATTGTTATACTTGATGATTTAAATTTAGAAATGTTATTTCCACCGAAGGTTAAAAACAGATTCATAAAAACCCATTTTGAATATGGTATAAAAGAAGAAGGTTTTAAAGACTTGATAATAAACATGTTAAAATAAACATTACATTTATTTCAAAAATAAATAGAAAAACATTTGGAAAATACAAATAAATGTATTACCTTTGTAAAACAATTAAACGATATGAAAAACATTAATAAAGACACAGACTTCATGAAAGCTATTAAAAAAGCTGACCGTGAAATGGAATTGGAAAATTCAGTTGGGTTTAAATGTATCACAAGGGTACATAAATCTAAGAAAGAATACAGTAGAAAAAATAAATCAAACTTTTTGGAAAATAGTTACTAAAAGATTTGGTAGATTCAAAAATTTGTATTACCTTTGTGAAGTAATTGAAAACGTTCAGTTATAAAAATATGTTGGTATAGAATATGGGTAGTTAGTAAACTTCGTTAAAAAGTCTGAAAAATTCATGAAAAGTAGGATAATAATATACGAGTATGAAAGCGAATAAATTGGTTAGTGTATCCCATTCCGATATATCACAAGTTGTTATAATTAATATATGGGTTATAATAAATGAATGATGTATGGTTTTAAAATAGGTTCGAATCCTTATATCGACACAAATTATTTTTAAGTGTAAAAATAAAATAAACTTTTTGAAAAATAAGTACTAAAAGATTTGGTAGTTTGAAAATTTTGTATTACCTTTGTGAAGAAATTAAAAAGAATAAAATATTTCAATAATAAATGAAAATAATTTAAACTTTTAAAATAAAAGATACTATATTATTAGAAAGCGTTCAAATAATAAAATACGGATGATTAACATCAACATTTAGAACATAGGGCTTGTAATATTTAGCACCGTGCGTAAAGGTGGGAATCCTTTATCATCCACAACAAAAAATCGTTCTTTGATTTAATGAAAAATATAAGTTTTAATATGGGAAACCGTATTGGAACTAATTGGCCGCCTATGGTCATTAAATAAACCACGAAAGTGGGATAAAGTGATTATCCATCCTGGATAGTTGCGGTTATAATGTGGAAACGTATTGTAACTCAAGTAGGCAAGTGGGATATTATTTTGACTTGGTACACGAGTGCTGGAACGGTGGAGTGGAAAAGTTGGAGTAATCGGGGCAAGTAGATGCTTTGGTTGAGTTCGGAAGAACAATAAGAATAACCCATAGAGATAATGTAAAAAATATAGACTTAATCCCTTTATATTATTGCGTGTTTCAATATAAGAGTGACCTTAAAGTCGTGAGACATGGTGATGTACAGATGGTGCTGTTATTATCCGTTTCAATTGAATACCAATTCGTTGGGATGAAGGTAACTTAAAATATGGTGTTAGGGATAACACATCGAGTAGTATAGTATTTTCCTGTTCAAAAGACGGGGAAGCTGGTGATGGACCACTACTTGAATAATTCTACAAGGACAAAACTTCATTTATATATGAAAATAAATAAATCAAGCAAAAGTGTCCATCAGTTGCAGACGAAAGGTGCATACATAGTAATGGGTTGTCCATTGCCATCAAACTTCGCAAGGGAATGATGATACTAATGAAAGATTTTTAACACCGCAAGTGTGGAGCTGCTTGGCAAAGTAGCAAAGATGTAATAGTTGGTGAGTAGGCTGTGACTTTAAGAGTGGTTAGTTTAACTAACCTGCGCTGAACCGATACTTTTCAAAAGAAAGTGGAAAATAAGGGAAACAATAATCCTTAAAAAGATGGTTCGTTAAATAGTGAGTATTCTCATCCTATTTTAACAAATGGTTTGATAGTTCAAATAGAACGACCTTGAAAGAGGTAAATGATATGGGTGTGAGTCCCTTTCAGACCACAAAAATAAAATATATCGTGGGATGGTAGCAGTGGTAGCTCGTTAGGCTCATAACCTAAAGGTCAGTGGTTCGAGTCCACTTCCCGCAACTTGGTTTTTTTTTGATTTTCAAGTTTGGTTTCATGTAAGGTTGTAAAGTTTAGAATTTGCAACAGGTTTTTTAAAATAGTTGTACCTTAAACAACTATTTTTTTATATTAAATATACAATATTTTAGCTTAGTGTAGCTGAACCCGTTTTTATATTTTTATAAAAAAAAATATAAAAAAAGAATGAATTGTAAATATTGTGAAAAGGAATGTAAAAACTTAAATTCATTAAAACAACATGAAATAAGATGCAAATTAAATGAAAATAAAATTATAATAAAATCTAATTTTATTATTTATAATAAAAAAATAAAATCAGGTGAAATTATTGAATTATCAACAAATCAATTTACTAAAGCTAAAAATTTAGGATTAGAAATACCTTTTGTTTCTGATGAAACAAAAAAGAAAATATCTATTGCTTCTAAAAAACAAAAATGGGGTAATGAAAGAAGAACTAAACATAGTTTATCTATGTTAAAAGCAGTGGAAGAACATCAAAATAGTTATTCTGCTAATAATGTATCAGGTAGAACAAAATCATATGATTATATAGATAATTTAGGTAATAAATTTAGTGTTAAAGGAACGTGGGAATTATTAGTCGCTGAATTTTTAACAAAAAATAATATTAAATGGACAAATATAATTCAAGAAAGAATAACATATAATTGGGAAGATAAAGAAAGAAGATATTTCCCTGATTTCTATTTAATAGATTATAATATTTATATAGAAGTTAAAGGGTATGAAAGAGAACGTGATTTAAAAAAATGGGAAGTATTAGAAAATAGATTATTAATTTTTAAGAAAAATGAAATAAATTTAATAAAAAATAATAATTTGAATATATTTGAATTATTATAAAAATACCGATGTGGCGCAGTTGGTTAGCGCAGGAATCTTATACATTCAAGGTCGTGGGTTCAACTCCCACCTTCGGTACAGAATTACGGAAAGATGGCAGAGTGGTCGAATGCGGTGGTCTTGAAAACCACTTATCGTGCAAATGGTACAGGGGTTCGAATCCTTTTTTTCCGCATTTTTAAAAATGTCCGAATGGTGAAATTGGTATACACGATAGATTTAAGCTCTATTGCCCAATGGTGTGAGGGTTCGACCCCCTCTTCGGATACAAAGAACTAAACATTTGTTTAGTTCTTTTTTATTTAAAAAAGTTAATAAACTCATT